CTGCAACTGAGTTAGTAGCACCTGCATCAATAACATGTGAATTAGTTGTATCAGGTAATTCAGATTCTAATAATGCCATTTCTAAGTAGTCAGAAAAACGCATTCTTGTTTCTCCTTCTGCTTTTAAATACCATAAATATCCATTAGCACCATCTTCTCCAGAAACTTCAACCCAACCAACAGCTCCTGCGTCAGAACCATTAACAATATACTTGTCTTTAAGTATAATTGGTTTTTGAGTAAATGTTTTATGTGTTGGAGAATTAGATGTTCCTGGTCCATCAGAACCTTTTCCATATTCAGAACCAACAACTAAAACTGTACAAGTTGTACCAGTACTAGTTTCAGTAGCGATAGATGCGTGATCATCCCAGTTTTCGTATCCATAAGGAGTTGCTGTAATATCATCGCCATCAACGTACTGAACGTGACACATTAAAGTGTTTGTAACACCTGAATCATCTATAGCAACTAATACTTGATCATTAACTCTAATTGGTTGATTAGCCGCTGGATCACCAGTGCCATCAATATCATTAGTGATATGTATAACCGAAGTTGATGTATTAATTGTACCTGTAAAACATAAGTGTAGACGACCTTGTTCTGACCAAATTACTTGATCAGCACTCATAGCCTCTTCTGCACCTACTTGTGAAAGAAAACCTGCTACTGTTCTATTACCGAACACTTCAGCTTCCTTTTCCATAACGTCTGGTAGGTATTGTTTAGCCCAACCATCCGCTGCTGTCGTAAAATCTAAGTAGTTTTGAGCTGTAGCTAACTTATTAGGTAAAGCTACACTATTCAAACTACCGCCTGCTGTTATTGCCATTTGTATAAATTTTTAAATTAATATTTATTTTTTATTCTTAACTTTAAACTTAAAATCAGGGACATCATCTTTTAGTATTCTAAATTTAAGACCTTCGGATTTAACCTCGCCGTGTGATTGTCTTGCTGCTGTGTTTATATTTTTACTTTTAGCAATACTATCTTTAACAGCATCAGCTCTACCTTGCTCATAAAAATGACTAGCGATTGCATCAGCGTTCATTGCGGTAAATAAAGATTTGTGATAACCCTTAGCATCATCCATTGTATTTTCTTTGTTCAAAAACTTTTTGACAAAATTATTAATGTCGCTTTGGGTTTGTTTAACCTCATCTACATTTTTAACGTTGAATCGATACTTTTTTTCTCCAACGCTATATTCAAAACCTTTGAATTTGTTGTTAAAAACTTGATCAGTCTTTTTTATAAAAGTATCTTTCGTTGTTTTAGCAATCTTTTGAGTCGCCTCTGATTCCTTGTTATAACGATTGAAGAAATCAATTGCTTTCTGTTGTTCAGTTGTTAACTTTACGCCAGACTTAATTTCTTCATAATATTTAGACTTTTGCCTGTCTAAGTGGGCTCTAGCGTCGGCAACTTGCTCTTTTAACGCTATTTTTTTCTTTTTTATTTCTTTTTCATCATCTTCGTCTTGATTAAATGAAAACTTATCTTCCATTAAAAAATCAACTTCTTCTGATGTAAGATGAGGTTTTGTTTGTTTATAGTATTCTTGTAAAACATCCATATCACTATCTTTAGTATAGTCGCGATTAAGTTTTACATAATCTTGCAAATCTCCACCTGTTTCTTCCATAAAATCCATTAGCTTTTGGATATTTTCTGGAAGAGGTTTTCCTGTTGTTTCTGCCTCAGCTATAGCTTCTTCTACTTCTTCAGTTACTTCTTCAACTTCTTTTTGTTCTTCTTCTGTTATTTCTTCAACAACGGGTTTTTCTTCATCTGAAACGGTGGTTTGTTCTGGTGATACTTCTTCAACCACTTCCTGTAAAGGCTCGGTTTGTTCATCTTTAACCACTCTTGTTGTTTCTTGCTCTGTATTGGCATCTGTTTCTTCTGTTTTTGGTGGTTTACTTAAATCTATTTTGATAACACTTGGGTCATCTTTGCTTTCGAATTTACTTAAATCTACTTTTTCTTCAACTTTAGTTTCTTCTACTTTTTGTTCTTGCGTAGTGTCTTTTATTTCTTCCACTACGGCTTCTTTTTGTTTTTTTGCCATGATAAAATATTATTAAATAATTTGTTATACGTTAGGTTCTAATCCCCCTATATTTATACTACCACCTTTTCCTAATACATCATTACCAGCTGATTCAAAGTTTTTAGGTGGTTTTTGTGTTTTTCTTTGATCTATTAATTCGCTTTGTTGTGATGCTTGAATTTTAGTTCTTTCATCTTTCCTATCTTCTTTAATCTTATCAGCCATATTCGTGTTTTGTAATTCCATTTGCCTCACTCGCATATTTAGTTCAAACTCGTGATCCATTAATTCTTTTTTCAGCGCAGCTTCTTGTTGTAAATATTCTGTTTTTAATCCATTTTTAGCTGTTTCTAATTGAATGTTAGATTGAGTTAAAGCTTGCTGTTTTTGAACTTCTGCTTGAGCAGCTGCTTGCTGGGCTTGAGCATTTGCTTGAGCTTGCGCTTGCATGTTTTGTTGTTGCATTTGTTGATCTCTTTCAAGCTTTTTCTTTTTCTTCAATTTTAACAACTGATTTGCCATTTTAAGACTTTTAATATCTCTTATATCTATAGCATCATCTAATTCTATTAGTTTCTGCTGTAGTGCCATTTGTATATTGTTTTCTAATATTTGTTTTTCCTCTTCATCTGGTTCTAAATTAATAAATATACCAAAGTCATACAAATATAAATCTTTTAAATCCTCAAGAGTCCCAACGTTATGTGAACCTATAGCTTGTATAAAAGCATCTTTTGTTGGAGAGTATTCTAATATATCAGATACTCTTAAAGATAAATTTTCACATACCTCAGATGTTAAAAATAACATACCGTTCAATATATGTCTAGTTGCTACATTCGAATTTGCTGCTGCTAGTTTCTGAACCCCTACTAGTGATCTAGAATCAGGTGTAGAAGCGTCTCTTGCTTCGTTTAATCCAGTTACATCTCTTATCATTTGTAAATAATAATTATATGTTTGAATTAAACTTTGCATTTTTTGTCCACCACCGGAATTTGATATTTGTGTTATAGGAACTTTAGCGGCGTTTTGATCTCCATCAGAAGTATATGATCTACCTATAACACTACCAGTTTGGAAAAACATATTTAAAGCTTCTTGCGGATTATAATTAGTTCCATTGCCTAGATCTATCTCAGCTAAACCATCAGCGTCTAAATAGACACCATCTGGAACCATTTTAGATAATACTTGTTGTATTTTAAGATGCGTTAATTGAATCATATCTGCAAAACCCGTTATTCTACTTACTAAAGATTCTATTCTATCATCATACATTCTAGGAGCTACAATAGAGTAGTTCATTCTAACTTTATTAAAATCACTTTTAGAACGCATCATGTTTTCTGCTTTGTTCCATTGCAATAAAATCTCAGAACCTAAAACAAGAGCTCCTTCATATAAACATTCAACCTGTTTAGATACTCTTACAAAATCTCCTTCTTTATCTTTTGGTGGATTAAAAGTATCAGGTTTTTCTATAGCTTTTTCAGCCCCAGATGAAACAGTTTTAACTTTATAAACATCGTGCATGTATGTTTTATAGTTAAAATATAAAACTTGGACCATGTTTTTATCAGAAGTGTCAGTTGTACTATATCCGTTTGTAATATTATTAGTACTATCTTTTTCTTGTATCTCTTTTAATTCTTCTTGCGTTAAGTGAGGGAATTGTCTAGCTAATTCGTTGATAGGCAGTAATTTTACTTCACCTACATAATATATATCTTCAAAATAAGGTGAGTTTGTTTTAGAGTAAACTAAATTAGCTGGATCAACATATTCAGCTGTTACTCCTCTAGAATAATCAAAATTAGTTTTAACAGCTCCAATGCCTATAACTGTTATATCTCTTAAAACTCTATTTCTTATTAAATCATATTTACTTCCTTCTAAAAGTACGTTTATAGCTTGCTCTTCGGCAATTTCAATAGATTGCTTATAATCAAGTTGCATGTGCAGATCTAGTTCTTCTTGTGTTTCAGGCAAAGTTTCTGGATCATTTTCAAATAAATCCATGCTAAACATTTCTTTGGCTATTATTTTAAGATCTTTTAATGCCATGTCTTTCATTATGGATTCCATGTATTCTGATCTTTTAGCTAAACCATAAGAATCTTGAGAGTAAGCTTTTACTTCAAAGTTTCTTTCTGACATACCGTTAACTACTATATCAACGAATTTAGATATTATAGGAACTGGAGTCCAATCTAAATTAAGATAAGATAAATCACCATTTATAGATAATTCATCTTTGTATTTTTGAACACTTTGTTCTCCCCTAGCATATAATCTTAATTTATGAAACTTGTTTCTTAATCCTTGGTATCTATTTCTTTTCTTATCATTAAACCACTCGTTCTCTATTGCACGAGCAACTTTCAACCCATATTCGCTTGTATCTTTTTCTTGATCACTCACTGCTTGTGAGGGAAAATTTTTATAATAATCGTGCGCCATATTATTGTTTAATTATTCGAGACGTTGCTCCTTTATTATCGTATTTAGATATATTTATATTTATTTTTGGTTTTTCTACTTTAGGGTTTGGTCTATATAAATGTCTATTACAAGCCATAATAGCTAAACCGCTACTTATAGATGCATCAAATTTTGTTCTCTTGTTTATATCAAATCCAGCCCAATCGTTCAGAGTTCTATTAAAATACATATTACCAAACTCTCCTTCATTAACTTGACCTACGTGTTCTTGTATATACATTTCTATAGCTGCCGCATGAGCTTGTTTTATATCTTCACTTGAGTTTGGTATTCCACCTACTTCTTTTTCTGCAGTAGATAATTTATTCCAAACTTTATCTGGTCTATTCATTGAGAAACCCCTATAACCTCTTCTACGTAAGTAATATAAAAGCCGAGGTTTATTGTTCTCTGCTAATAGTGGCATACCATAAAAAACTAATGCCATTAAAACATCTTCAAAAAACATATCGGCTGTTTGTGGTCTTGCTAAATATTCTAAAAAGAAAGTGTTAGCAGGAGCATCTTCCATCGAAAATTTAGTTAATCCATGAAGTGATCCTTTAGAACCTTTACCGTCCACAGTACCAGATATATCGTAGCTATCACACCCAAAAGCTCCCATATGTTCATTTCCAGGATACTTAACTCCATTTTTAACTATTATTTTATTTTGAATATTTTGATTTGGAACCCAACTAAGTTTAAATCTACCATTAGGATCAGGATAGTATATTACTTTAGTATCTTTAACACCATTTACCCATTGAAAATTACCTGTAGTAATCCCAAGCGTTCTAGTCATTTCTTCGTTATAGTCTATTTGTTCGTATATTTTAACTAAATTAAATATACTATTTTTAGCTTCATCTCTAAATGCATGTTCAGTACTTCTTGGAAATTGACGATAAAATTCGTTTAAACTATCTTGATCGTTTTTTAAACCATCAGCTTCATTTTGCCAGTGCTCTATTATTCCAATATCAATTAATTCACCGTCGGGTCCGAGAACTTCATCACATGGGTTATCAAATACTGGATGTCCGTACTCGTCAATAAATCCTTCATAGTTCCATTCCATTGGGATAAAAAGAGAATATAAACCAGAGTTTGTTTGTCCATTACGATTTCTTTTTGATACATCTGACGCGTTATATAGTTTTTTAAAATTGTCTCCACCTTTGTCTAAAGCGTTTGATGTTGAGCCCATCATGCATTTACCAACTATTCTACTACCTAGCCTCAAACATGTTTTTGTAACTCTCCAATTATTTAGTATATTATCAGGTCTTTCCCATTTACCACTTTCGTCGTGTACTAATAGATTTAATTTTTCACCGTCATAACTGTTGTCTCCTGTGTTTTTCCAATCTATTGTAGTGTCTAAACCTTGTATATCTTCTAACCTTTCGTTAGATGTTATTTTTTTTCTTGTAAATTTAGAAGCTGGCACTCTATAAGCTAGTTCGCTTTTAGGTCTATCCATACCGTCTTGCACTGGTTTAAAGAAAAAGGGATAGTTAACGGATATTGGTACAACTTTATCAGTAAACATCTTTTTAGCATCAGCACCTGTTTTAGAAAGTATACCATATCTAGCGTCACTTGATATAGTAGCTAGATTAACTGCTTCTGCTGAAGACATAAAAGAAAAACCAGATCTACGATTTTTAAGGTAGCACATTCCGTAGCATCTTTTATCTGCTTTGCAAGCTTCCCAGAATATATAGAACAATCTATTAGCTTCTCTAAAATCAGGAGCTCCAACATCAATCTTACTCCACTGTAGATACATATAATGTGTACCTGTTATATATATAGGTTTATCTTTATTTATGAACCAAAAACCTTCTTCTCTTCTTTTAAATTCCTGATCAATATAATCGTACCATTGATCTTTGCTTTCTTCAGGGTAACTTCTCCAGTCAAATATATTTTTTAATCTAGTTAATTCTTTCGGATATTCAAGTTTAACCCACTTTTTTAACTTATCTTCATGCACTTGTTTTGGCACTCTTGGCAAAGCAATTTGCAACCCTTGTATTTCAAGTATATCACCAATTGTGCCATTTTTTGATATAATAACAATATCATGTTCTTTATTATATCCATATTTCCACTTTTTACCTTTGTTAAGTCTACTTAATGTAGTCTTTTTTACGGGTTCAACTATTTTATATAACGTTTGCTCGTAACTCATTTTGATCTACCTTCTGCGAAACCTCTAAAAACTCTTTCTTTTTTTTCTTCAGGATCTTTACCTTCCAAGATGTTTTCTTCTTCTTGTATTCTGTTAAGTATTTCGAATGCGTCAAATATAGCTAGTTTTTTAGTAGCTGCAGCATTTTTTAATCTATCAGCAGAAATATCATCTTCTGAATCAACAATAGCTTCTTTAGCTACTTTAATTAACTCCTCAACTGCTTTGTGCCCAGCTTGGATTATACGTTTCTTCGTTTCCTTGATATTCATATTTAATTGTAATAAATTTAGATAATACTCTATATGATCTTACGCCATCTATAACAAACTCAAAAGCGCTAAAAGGTGTAAACCCAACAATAGAACCAACGTCAACGCTGCCGTCAGAATATAAAACAACACCTCTGCAAGCTTTTTCAGTCTTAGTACTAAATTCATCTGTTTCTTTTATTGGTTGTATAAAACAATATCCTTTTGGCGGTATCCATTTGTCTTTTCTTTTATAGAGAAATATTTGATCTGGATGGACTATATATAAATCTTCATTAATATAAGATCTACTATTTTTTTCTTCAGCGTGCACATTGTGCCATCTTCTAAAAACGTTGTGATGCACTATTATAGTATCACCAACTTTTATATCTGTTTCACCTATTTTAGGTACACTTAAAATTTCTGCTTCTCTATTTATATACTGATGATTATATATTTCTGTATTTAGTATTAGTTCTTTATCACCAATTTTTTTAACATTGTTATATCTTTCACCAACAGGTTTTACTAGGAATCCATAAATGCTTTTCATTAACGTGATCTCTATAGTTTATTAATATTTCATTAAATTTAGATATATTATCTTTTGCAATCATTATAACATCAGCATTATATAGATAATAAAACATTGCATTATTTTTGTCTGAGTGATTTGTATATCTACCCAAAGTAGTCTTACACTTACCATCAATACTACCAAGTCCTATAACTTCTCCTTTTGTAATATCTTTTTTTGCAAAAACACCTTTTCCGTGTATTAAAGATTTATCTTTATAATACATGTGGCTATTAAACTCTACAACACTGCCTGATCTTGTTATATCATTTAATTGTTGTGCATTAACTCCTATATCTTTCAACATAGAAATAAAACCCGTCATTAATATTCTAAGTTATATTCAACAGATACTGCCATGTTTTTATTAAAGTCTTTCCAAGGTAATACATCTTTGTTTTTCTTTATATAGACAGAAAACTTATCTCGTTCTTCTACTATATCACAAATAGTATGACCACCATACACTTCCTGTCCAACAGAATAGTGCATGGCGTCATTCTTGTAATCTTTACCTACACTAATCTTTCTTATCAGCTTCGCCATTCTCGTTGTAGTTTATAACTCCTGTTTCGATATTCACATCGTCTGATCCATATTCTTTCTTCAACTCTTCTCTAACTTTTCCAAACTGCTCTTGAATAAGACCAATAGCATGAAGTATTCGATGCTTTTGTAATTCTAGATTTCCTAGATTAAACTGTCCTTTGTTCATATCACTAACAAGGGTTTGAATTTTATTTAATTCTTCTTTTGTTACCTTTTCAGGTTTTGATAATCTTTTTTCGATTTTTGTTTTTTCTGCCATTTTAATTTAATTTAAGTTAATTTAAGTTAATTGTTGTTTATATATAATCACCTGTGTTTACAGGTTATTTAATGTTATATTGTTAATAGGGTATATCCCATCTTTGTTTAAGTTGCGTTATTACATTTTTCATTTTTTGAGAACCATGTGAATTCTCAAAAATCAATACTTCTCCTACATACCAATCAGCTGAGTAACTACCACTACCCACGATACTACCAATAGATTTCATTTGATAATCTCCAGCTACATGATCCGTTGATGTAACAGTGGCTCCTTGTCCTACTCCATCACGAGTAGCAGTTATTGCTATTGCTGTTCCTGAAGAAAATTTAACGCACATTACATAATTATAATTATCAGCTAGAGTTAAAGCATTGTCAAATAACACTTGCGTTCCATTATCTATTTTATATGTAAATTTATTAACATTTGCATTATAATAAATATAATCTGTTAAAGCAGCGTTTGAACTAAGAAAATTAAGTATATTAGCATCCTCATTAATAACCCTAAAAACTACATACATAGTAAACTCACTTAAGTCAGTACCGTCAGAATCAGTTATATCAAGATGTTGTTCGTCTCCTATAAAATCTACTTCGCTCCAACCAGTTTTTATATTACCAGAAGTAACGTTAGGCGAAGTACTAGTCGCTCCTCCACCTGCCGCATTTTGATAAGCACCAGAATCTCCAGTACTAGCTAGTGCTAAATTAGTGGCACTAGAGACGTATGTTGTATCGTGGTTTGTTATAGTAGAACTATGACTTTTACCACTAAAATCGAAATGCCATTTAAGTCCAGGTAAATCAGTTTCCCAGCTTAAAATACCATGACCTCCACCCATATGTTTTCTTCGTCTATTCATATTACCATCCTGCGCTTGCAGTTGCAGTTTCTTGATATTGTATATTAATTCCAATTAAATGAGCATCAGCATCATAAGTATCACTACCGTTATCTGCGTCTCTATATACTTGAAAAACGACTAGCTTTCCCTCTGCTGGCGTACCTGCTATTGTCAGTGCTGATGAAGCATCAGATATATGTAAATCATCATCTGTCCCGTTACAAGCATCTGTCATTCCAACTGCCGTGCCGAAAGCATCGTCCATAGCATCATCATTTGTTAAAGCATTAGCTTGTATACCCCAAAGAACATTACCAGTGTCAGAACCATCTGAAGGTTTCCAATAGGCTTTACACTTAACAGTGCCGTTATTATATTGTTCTGGCATAACTATACTAAATTGAACAAACTCGTCTGTAGATTTGTCAAAAGCAAAATAATCTACCATAACATCATTAGTTGCTAATTCTTCTGTTACTGCTTGTGCGCCATTTGTCTCTGTTGGTACCATTGAACCAGCACCAACCCATATTGTTCTATAGTTTACGCCTGTTACTGCTCCAGAAGCTACAACGTCTCCAGCTGAATCAATAACAACTAAATTACTAGAAGCATCTTTTATAGTAACATCACCACCATCTGCGTTTAATTCTATATCACCACTTGCGTCTAAGACTATATTACCAGTAGCTACAAGATTCATATGCGCAGCAGGACCACCCGCTCCGTCAACCGTTTTTAATGTTGTTTCACCATTAGCACCTGTTTGTATGAAAAAATGATCATCTGCTGTCGCACTACTTTGTGAATAAAAATCGTAACTAGTTGATTCATTATTTAATATTGAAGCGTATCCATATTGAAGATCAGCACGGTCACTGTCAGTTGCATTTACAGTATAACCATAAGATCTAACAGTACCTCCTCCATTAACATAATCTAAATACACTACACATCCATATAGATCAACTGTACCTACGTTTGTTACAGAATCATCTAAATCTATTTTTAAACCAGTGACTACAGATGTCTTACCCGAACCTGTTATACCATCTTTATCAATATCTATATTAAGAGCTGTAATATCGGATGATCCAGTAGAATCAAAATCATATGCTAATTTTATTATATCCGCGTCGCTTCCATCTGCTGGCACGTATGATCCTGAAGCCGTTAGTAAACTACCCGTTGTTGAGGCGGTATTACTTACACGCATTACATTACCGGTTGTTTGTTCAGAATCTATATCTATGGTAGTTCCACCCGTAGCATCATTATCCATGAAAATATTAGGTGTATTTACTGTACCAACAAACGTTGAGCTTAAATCATCTGAGATAGTTAATGCAGTTGCTAAAGAATTTAAAGAACTTCCACTGCCTCCTGCATTCGCAGTTTGAAATATAATATCTCCTCCAGCTCCAGATCCTTTTCCTTGCCCACCTTGTATTGTAAGTGATCCTCCAGCAATATTATCTGTAGTTCCTGCTGTTGTATTACCAGCTCTAACAACCATCGCTGCGCCAACGGTGTCATGCGCAGTGTCAGTTCCACTAAATGTTAAACCACCTCCACCACCATCTCCAAAAGTAAGCATTCTACCGTGGCAATAAACGTTATTACTAGTATCTATTTCAAAACTATTCGCAGCTTCAAAAGCAGCGTCTGTGTTTATAACAAATCTATCAGATGAATCATCAATACCCATTCTACTTTTAAGAGTAGAGTGTCCAAATACAATACTTCTATCTGTACCATCAGCATCACTACCAATTATAATATCTCCATCAAGATCAAAAGTTAAATGCGCGGCTGCTCCTCCAGAATCATCAACAGTTGCTATTGTTGTTGCTCCTGCTGCGCCTACTGCTATAGAAAAGTTATCATCAGCATCTGTTGTTTGTGATAATACTAACTGTTTACTACCTACTGCTGTTTTAGATTCAATACCTATATTTGTATCAGCGCCTGTTGTGGTTACTTGTAGTCCGTAAGCTGTAGAAGATCCATTTGTATGTCCAGTTACTTCAAAATAACCACCATAAACCTTAGGTGTTCCTGCGTCTGCTGCGTGAGTAAGAGTTGGAGTAGCATATATACCATACATAGTATTAGTACCATTGGTAGCTGCTGCGCTATCCATGTCTAAATATATACCGTTTACAGTGTTATTGCTAGTAGATGTTCCTGTTTTATCTATATCTATAAATACACCAGCAGTAGTCGAGGCTGTTGTTGTAGCGTATGCTTGAGTTATACTTATAGGTCTAATACCAGCATCAGTTATTGTAACTCCATGTTGATCTACAGTTGAGTTTTCAACTGATACAGCAGCAGTACTTTGACTTGCTGCTTGGTTTATAAAAAGTTTTCCCCATGATTTCGCAGCGGTACCTAAACCACCTTCTTGA